ACATTTTCACGTTGGATCCATTCAAGGTCTTTCATAAAATCACGCATTTCAAGTTTTATTTCTTGAAAATCTGCTTCTAATTTTCTTTGAGCGGGCCAAGTGTACTTTTCGGTATTTACTTTTTGTTTTACAATTTCAGCTTCAGCAGCTTCAATTCTAGCATTAAGCGTATAATAAGATCCTACTATTGAAGAAAACATTGCTGCAATAGTAATAACCTGCATAGGACTTATGCTGAAATCGGCTTTACCATCACCGTTAATATCAATCTTTGCCATTCCTAAATTGGTTTATAATGTTAACACTCGTGTATATAATAGTAAGACTTAATACGATTGATTGTAATGTTTCGTTTATTGTCATAGATGTTGTCAATAATGCTACAATGTTTATCCCGTATACTTTTAAAGATTCCATAATTAATATTTGCATGAAGATTTCATAGTTACAGGACTAACTCTTTTGGGCTTACCAGCAGGCTGTCCAAGACTCTTTTTTTCGTTTATTTTTTTTCTTTTTTCTGAAGCAGACATTTCTGCTATTGTTTTAGGTGTTTTACCAGATATTCTTTTTTTAGGTCTACAGTATGGCACGCCACGATCTTCGCCTTCACTTCTTCCGCAAGCTTTTCCTGTACGAACATCTGTCCATTCTTCTTTAAACCAACGTCTAAGTGATGCGCCTTTCTCTGTTTTACGTACACCCATTATCCTATATTACCTTTTTTCTTTCTACATTTTGCAATATAACCCGATGCATAAGCTGATGGAAATACACGGTATTTAGCTTTAGCTTTGCGGTAGCAAGCATCTTTTTTACCAAGTGGCGATGTTACTATGTTATATTTCATAATTATCTTTTAAATTTTCTTTTAGATTCTTTTTTAGTTTGCTTTTCAATCATTCCTAAATCCCATTCAGACCAACCAAGCGATAGAGCAATTGCTTGCCATAATTCTGTTTCAGGTTGCATAGCTGTATATAAATGATCAGCTTTTATAATAATTCTATCAGCAGGTATATTTGCACCAGCGGATAATACTTGGCCCGCGGCTAATAGTGCGGGGTTTTCTAAACTAAATCCTTCGTTAAATATTTTTTCTCTTGATTGTCTATAAGTAAATGCTCTACCAGCAGATAATAATTTTCTTAATTTAGAATTAATTGGCGGTGATATAGATGTTGCAGCAATAGCTGCTTGGGTATAATCTGGTCGCTTACTTTTAGCTTGATCAATAATTTCAAGAATAATATTTTTTACTGTAGCAGCGCCAGCACCAGCTACACCCACCCCTCTTAATAATGTATCAAATGAGGAGTTTGCTATTTTGTAATATCTGCTTTTTTCTTCTGCTTCATCTTCATCATCAAATAATAAAGCAAACAATGCTTGCTGTAAGGCAGAGAATATAATATTTTGTATTACGCCATAATACATTATCTTACTGGTATTTGTCTTCCAATCTCCGCGTCTATTAATTAAATCTAAAAAAGCTTTTTTCTGTAAACGAGCGTATTGCATAGGCGTATTAGCAAAAGCTAATATAACGCGCCCTAAACCGCTTGCTTGTTCCATTGAAATACGATCAGGTCTTGCGGACTGCTGCGTTTCTTCAGCAATTTCTTGGAAATCAGTGAATGCTCTTTTTTGTGCTTCAGTTTCAGATAAACCTTCTTTAATATATTTATTAATACGATTACGATAGAAAGTTGCTCCCCCAGCTGCAATTGCAAATGAATCGGCAATTTGCGTTGGCGTAAATCCAAACTGTAATAAGGCTCTTAATATTGCCCGCGGAGATTTTTCATTTCCCTTAGTTGCTTTTGCAATTTCATCAGCATTAACATCAATTTGTAAACCAGATCGTCTTTGCTTTAAAAAGTCTGAATTAAATAAATTAACAAAGTCTTCTCTATATTGGCTAAAGTTTGCTAAAGCAGCAGCTGCATTTATCGGGTTGTTATCTGTAAAGTTAATAAAGTTTACTGTTGACAATGTTTGAAGTACCGCCGACCGCGCATTAAAGAACATGATTGTACCAACAGAATTATTTACCCAGTCCATCCAAGCTCTAGTCTGCTTGTTTGTACCTTTACTTCTGTTAGTACCTCTTTCCATTCGGAAAAGTATATCTTCTAATGCTTCAACATAGCGGTCTCCATATAAAGCACGTAGTTTTGTTTTATTTTTTTCAGAAAATATTTCATCAACGTTTTCTTTCCATTGAGTTAAAAATTCTGCACGTTTAGCGCCATTTACATATCCAACAAGGTCACTTGTAATATCACCATCAACCCAATTATTAGACGGTTCTGGATAACCCTCTGGATTTAAAGACATTAAAGTATTTGCAAATTCTTTAAACTTTTTATTATTGCGAACTGCTTTAATAGCTTTATTAACTTCACCTTTTTTAATATTAGGAATTTCCATTCCTTGATTTTGCCATATATACATACGAAGTGACTGTTCATTTGTAAAGCCAGATTCGTTTTCTTTTTTTAAACCGCCAGGAACATCTTGCGTAGCCCGTTGCTTAAGTACTGACCATTCGCGCATTGCTCTTTGTTTTTCCCCTTCATAAGCTTGAATACCACGGGAAAATGGTCGAATAAGATTTTCTTCATACCATTTCATTTGCTGTTCTCCAACTTCTTTACCTGAAAGTGTTGTGTATAGCAAACCAACAAAATCTTCTGCAGAATATGGAATAAATATATTTCCTTTGCCTTTACCTTTTGCAAGCATTTTAGCGGTTGATGGAGAATAGTTTTCAGTCCATTTAACACCAGTTGACGCTTCTAATATTTTATTAAAATCTTTATTTAATGAAGCTTTACTTGAGCTAAATTTAAAATCTCTATTATCAAATTGATAATTAGTTTTATCTATAGCTTCTTGGTATCTTAATGAGCCATCAGTAGGTATTGTATTTTTATATTTAGAATCAACAATATTAGCAAAATCTTTTGGAACTATATTAGCTTCCATTGTGTTTAAAAGCTTTTTAAGGGCCTCTTTTTTTGCTGGTGTCTGATCTTGTAAATAATCAGCAATTTGTTCAAATATATATTGAACTGGCGGGTTATGTTCATATACAGTATCGCCTGTATAATTTTGTACTATAGAATATAAAGGGGCTGCGTTTCTAAATATTGTTCTTTGGTCTTTTTGGGCAAGTTTAATTATAGATAAAGCTAATCCTTTATTTTTAGAACCTAAATTAAAAATAATATAATCAAGTTCTGCTCGTGCAGCATTATTTTGTTGCAATACTTCTGCTTTAGAAATTTTGCCAGATATTATATCTTTAATAGTCGCTTTATTTGTAACATCAATTAAATTTACAATAGGATTACTACCATAATTTAAATATGTTTTATTATTTTTTTCAACTAAATTAAATTTATTTTTATTTAATAGCCCTGTATCTCTTAAAGCTGGTTCAATATAATTATCATAAAATAATTTATTAGTTGTTGAACTAAGTGGCGTCTCTTTTTTTGAAAATGTTCTAACCGGTCTTGAATATGTTTTTATAAAATGAATTGTAATTTGCTCTGCAATGGCAGGGTCACTTTCTTTTATAATTTTATTAAAAGCGGGCACAATAATTTCATTAAATGTTTTTGGAAAACTTTGTCTGAAACTTTCATTCGTCAATGCATCATATATATCTGGCCGCCCCTTAGCAATTTCAAGTAATGTATTATTAAACAATTCTCTAGCTAGTTCTTGTTCTGATAAATTATATTTTGTTTTGCCAATTTCAGCAATACTGCTAGAAAATTTAAAATCCTCAGCTCTATCTATTTGCTTTGCAATAAGCGCTTTAAAGTTTTCAGGTAAAGTAACTTCAGTAATTTCTGCAATTTCTTGATATTTTTGAATAATATCAGGATCACGTAAAACTTCCATTGTAGCATCAAAAGCAATTTCTTCTGCAATACCTTCAACTATGGCTGTTTTTCTTGCCCCTTTAGTAGATGACCCAACATCTGTTCCTAAAAAGTATTTAATCCATTCAGCGGGCGTAATTTTCTTTTTGGTAAATATTTTATTTCCTTCTGCAGTACGCTCTCTTAATTGCTTGCCGTTTTCATCTAATACAGGCTCAGCAAATTCATCAAATCTTCTATTAATAAGACTTTGCGGCATTTTATCGTATATAGCCTTAAAGTTATCGCGTAAAAAATTTTCGTAATCTGCTCGTGTACCTACAAATTTTGAAATAGGTTTTTTGAGCTCAGTTCTAAATCTTTTTTGTAATTCAAATCTAAATTTAGGGTCTTCTGGGTTAGGAAGTTTAGTGCCAAATGTTTTTATTACAGCTGTTTTAACTGTAGTTATTAAATCTTCAGGAAGTCCAATTTCTTTTCGTAAGCTTTTTATTTCATCAGCAATCGCAGCTTCTTCAATTTCTATTATTTCTTCTGCTGTTACTGTATCTGTAACGCCTTTAGCTTCTGTTACATCTAATGTAAATTCAGTACCAAGCACCCGATTAGCTGCGGCAATTGCTCTTCTTGCTAAAAACTTATTAATATATCCAGCTAATGGCGCCCCTTTTGCTTTTTCCGGGGTATATGCTTGAATCATGTCAAGAATACCGCGTTCACCTGTTTCAATTTCGTCTTTTAATAATTGAAATTCAAAGCCAGGCACATCTCTATATTTATTTACAAGTTTATTTACAATAGGAGTAAACTCATTAATTATATCAAGCGCCCCAGCAAGCCCTTGTTCTTCATATATTTTTTGTACTTTATCTGATGCTTTTTCAGATTTAGAAAATTTTTCTATTTCTTCTTGAATAGATTTACTAATTTTATCAGACTTAATATTAATATCTAATTGTTTAAATTTAAATTGAGATATATTTTTATTATAACCCCTTATAAAATTAAAAACATCTTTTCCAGAATTTAATTTTACTGAGCCAAAGCCCATGCCGTTCAAATATGTAGTTACGGAATTTTTAATTCTATCAGAAAATGATTCATTTAATTCAATTTTTTCTTTTGAAATTAAATCAGAAAAAATATTTAAATATTCTTCTAATCCACCGGCTCGTATATTACCTTCTGAATCTTTATAATTATCTGTTATTCTCTGCTCAATTCTTTCTAGTATATTTGTATTGTTTTCTTTATCAACTTTTGCAACATAATCTTTAAAACTACCAACAATTTCTTTTAATGAATCATTATCAGTTTTAAAATATTTTGACATCATATAATGCAAAAGCTCATGACCAATTACATTTGTTTGTCCTGTTTCTTTTGCAAGCTCTGTATTTATAAGAATTACAGCCTTATCGCCTATTCCTCTTTTTTTTGCTTTTTCTTTAGAAAGAAAAGCCGCATCTTTATCTTGTAAACCCATTTTAGCAGCTTCATTTGGGCTTAATTTTATAATTTCTAAATCTTTATTCTGTATATTAATAGCAGCCGCCTCGCTTAACGCTATTTTTAAATCATTTTCTGTTTTTTTAAGAGCGTCACCAATACTTTTTTCTACTTCAAAATCATAATTTTCTTTACCAACAAGATCTTCATTTTCCTGCATTGCCGCATCTGATCTTTTTTTAGCCTCTATTTGTTGATTTCTAGTATACCTATTATTGTCTATTTCACTAAAAGCATTATCTATAATGCCAATATTTTTAGCATATTTATTTAATTCAGCTTTGCTTAAATTATCAAAAGCTTTTTCTAAATTATTTAAATGATTTTCTTTTTGTTGTTTGAGCACTTCAAGCTGCTGCTCAAATTGGTTCTTTTTATTTGGAGTGGCATTTTTTAAATTTTGCTCTGTTTCATAAATATATGAATCAATTTCAGTGTCCCGCTTTTTCCAATTTTTAGGTGCTACATATTTATAAGCATCTTTTTTGTCAATAGACGATAATGTAATTGCTTTTGATGTTCCAGCCACTGGGCCGCCTAAAATACCGCCAATAATAAAACTATTTGCAGCATTTCTAAAATAAGCTTCTTTTTCTATTTCATCTCCAAAAATAAGTTCGTCAGTGCCCATTTGTGCAACTGTTGTTATAGCTTCTGTTGCACCTTCTGTAGCAAAACCACCAATTCCAGAAAGTAAAGAATTTAAAGTTTTTTGGGCATAATTAGATGTAAAATCTTTTATTACCTGCTCGGGAGCATTGATTTTATTTAATCCACCTAATACCCTGGTTAATTTACCGCTTGCATATTCTGTTGCAGTTTCAAATGCCCCCTTTGCTAAAGATGCACCCGCAATTTTACTTATTGTTTCATCAGGTCTTTCTTTTAGCGCTTGTTCAAATTCTTGCCCAGCAGTGCCCATTCCCAATAAAATACTTCCAGCAGCTGGAAATGCAATGCTTAACGCCATTGATGGTGCTGAACCAATAGCTTCATTAACAGCAAGCTCAGCCGCATCAGCATATCTACCATCATTAATTAGACCTATTACATCAAGTTCATTGCCTTGATCATCATATTTTTTTACTTTAAATTGGTCTAAAACTTCCGCAGCTTCATAAATTTCAGATACGTCAATATTATTTTTTTTAGCTATATTTTCATATTCTGCTGCAACTAATTCTGGCGTAATAGTTGGAGAACCTCCGGCTTTAATTATTGCTTTCATTGGCGCATAGCCATATTTTTCGGCAAAATCAATTAAGCCACCCCCCATATTTAAAACAAAACTTGATGCCGCTGCAATACCCGGAACCATAAATTCAGGTACACCAGTTAATGCTGATACAGCGCCAACACCAATTTCTTGAGCCGCTTCTTTTTCTTTACGAGTTGGCTGTAATTCCAAAGAAATACCGTCCAAATTGGAATCCATATCGGGTGCTTGTATAGCCTCCACAGTTGCACCCTGGCCTTCCTTCTGTAGAGGAGTTGTCTTTCCCACTTGATCAGCGTTATATTGTTGAATAACTAAAGCTATATTTTCTTCAGATTCACCAGCTGTGATCATGTTTTTTACAATCAACTCAAGTTCGTTCATATTATTATAGATTTAATTTTTTTTATTTAGGGCTATATTGTGCAATTTTTTCTCTTGCCATTCTAGTTCTTTCTTCATCTGTTTGGGGCATTGGTATTTTACCACCGGCAATTACTGCAATATTTTCAGCTGTTTGTACAGCTTTGCCGCCCATTACATCGCCCTCAGCAAAGCTTCCACCCTCTGCTTGAATAATTTTTGAAAGGATAGTAGATAATGAATCTCCTTCTAAAATTTCATATTTTTTATTAGTACCTTGCTTAATAATTTCAGTACCTCTATAATTATCTTCATCACCAAGCGCATCGCCTAAGGCGAATCCCATTCTATTTATTAATTTTAAAAATTCAGGAGATTCTGTTTGAACGGGTATATTGTCAAGTTGACCGCCTATAATAACCCCTTCTTTATTTCTTTCAAGATTATAAAGGCCCGCTATTTCGCGGATAAACTTATTCGTGATATCGTTAATTTTTTGTTTTTCTTCTGCTTTTGCAGTAGCAGCTTTTCTTTCAGCAGCGCTCATTGGTTTTGGAACACTTTGTAATCTATTATATTCTTTTGCTCCAATATTAAATTTATCTATAGCTGCTTGGCGATAATTAGCTTTAATAATTCCCATTAATTCATTTCGCAAATCTGGATTATCAAAATCGCCGTCTGTTTCAAAGTCTTCTTTTATAGCCGCCTCAAGCGCAGGAGTTAATTGCCCGCCTAATTCATCAACAACAATACTAGCTAAATCGCCATCAGATAAGCTAAGCGATTCAAGCTCCTCGCCTAAACTAGATTCAAAATATTCTAATGATGCGCCTTTAAGACCTGTTTGTTCTGCGGTTTTTTGTAAAGATTTTAATGTAGCTAAATAAGCATCTGATTTTTTATTAATAGGATTAATTCTAACCATTTGCTCAATATCCATTGTAGTGCCATCCTCAAATACAAATTGTCCAAAATCATTAACTTGAAATTTGCCATTAGACATATCGGATATTCTATCATACAATGCGGGTGGTGTTAATTTACTTAAATCATCCTTTTGTGTAGTGACCGTATTTTGTATCCATCCGCTCCAACCATCTAATTTAGATTGAAGCTGTGCAAGTTCACCATTATAAGACTGCATTGCTAAAGCTCTATCTGCAGGACTTAAATCTTTATTTTTAATATCCTGTAAAGCTCTTTCTTTTATTTTAAATAATTCTTTTGTTGCATAGCCATTAAGAGTAGCATCTAGATTTTTATAATCTAAATTACCCATTCTTGAAATAAGATTGGCTTGGTCTCTGGCAAGTTGCTCTTCTCTTTGGCGTTGCTCTCGCTCTTCCATTTCTTTTTTTTGGCGTGCAAATGCAAAAGCTCTTTCAGCTCTAGCAAATGCAGGTCGAATTGCACCTGTTATATCTGCCGGTTTACCTTCGCCAAGCGCTTGTCCAATTAATCTTGTGTCTAATGCCATTTTTTATTTTATTTTACATTCCTCCAGCAAAAGCTGTTCTAGCAACTCCTGATGCAACATTAGCAACGCCCCCTATTAAACCTTCAGTGGCTTGCTTTCTTGCTTCATCCGCTGCGGCTTTACGTGCCGCTGCAGTGCTATATAAATCTTCTGTTCTACCAAACTCACGTTCTTGAACATATTTAGCACCCTCTGCCCTTGCGGCTTGTAGTTGTTGAGCGCCTTGTGCTTTTGCAAATTGTTGTTGTGATTCTTGCATTCCAATACTTGCCGCGCTTCGCTGCAAATTAGTAGCTTGTTGTTGGGCTAATGATTGGGCTAAGGCCCCAATTCCAGAACCACCAGCAGCAGCACTTAATCCAGATAAAGTACCAGCTAAAGCCTGTTGTTGTTGTTGTGATTCAAATTGTGCTTGTTGCTGATTAACGGTCATGTCCTCAAACGGGTTAGTCATATCAGCTGTAGGATCTTTAAACTCAAATTGTTCATATTCAGCCTTACGCTGTGCTAATTCAGCTCTTGCTTCTCTTTGCTCTCGTCTTCTAGCGCGTCCACCAATTAAAGAGCCGGCAATACCAGCAATCCCTTCAGCTGCCTGCATAATACCGCCACCGCCTTCTAATTTACCAAAAGCTTGGCCTAATCCTTTTTTTGCAGCGCCGCCTAATGCTTTTGTTGCTACACCTTTAGTTACATCGCTAGCTAACCTTGCTGAAATACTACCTGGAGTCACACCCCCAGTTAAACCTTGGGTATTGAGTAACTTAGGGCCTGTTTGAACAATAGCTTTCATAAAGCCACCACGCCCTCCTTCAGTAGGGTCTCCAAAGCCTTGTTTTTGCCACTCGTATTCCTCTTCCATAATAATATATTTTAGTTACTACTGAAAACTGCCTCTGAGTTTACAGCGTAAAGTTCTATAAAATCTGTATTTGTGTTTTCCATAACTACATTAGCATGATAGCCAATGAGTCCATTACTATTTATTACATTATTTTTAGCAAACATAAAGTAATCACCTATCACGGGTCTTGGTGTTGTTGGGCTCACATCCACAACAATACTAAGTCTATCCGATGCAATTGAAATACATTCCCCTAATTCTTGTATATTATCATTTTTTAAAAAGAAAACAATATCGCCGGGCTGTAAAGATGTATTTAGTTTTTGACCAAAATTTACTGTTAAATTTGCCATTATAGTATAATTTTAATTTGTTGCTTTTGCGGCTCTACCTGCTGCTCTAATTGGATCATCAACACCTACAAAAGTGTAATCATTTATATTTCTTTCACTATATCCATCACTACCATATAATTCAGATCTTGATATTTCAATATTTGTTTTATATTCATTAATTATCATTGAAGCATCATCAAAGCCATTATTTGATTTAATAGAAAAAGAATACACATCATTGCCCCCGGCCCAAGCTTCTGTTCTATCTAAAATTGTTCCTCCAGTTGGTAATAAAGATTTTTTATATGAAAATGGATATACATTATTAATATCATATGCAAATTTCATTAAAAGATAACCCTCGCTATCTGGCGAAACAAGCTCGCTATTATGTTTAATAATATTACCAGCGGGTTTTGTTTGATAACTTCCTGTTACAGTTGCTAAATTCCATGATGCCCCCTGTCTAATAAACGACGGCTTTATATTTGCATTATCAATTGGCCAATCTTGCCATATATTTCTATTTGCGGGATCATTAGAAAGTGTATATCTAACCATACTCATTACATTTAGAATAAGGTTAGCATCCCACTGAAATACTTTTGATGATAATTCATTTTTTAATTTTTCCTCTACTTTTTGTCGACTAACAGCAGAAGAATAACCACGGTTTATCCATTCGTCATAATATGTCCAATACCATTTTGAATATGCGCCATCTACAGTCAAATGTACTCTATAAGCCCTTGCCCCCCGATAAGCCCATATTTTTATTTTAGCATTTCCTAAATTATCAAAAGAAACTTTTTTAGACCAAGTGCCTTTACCAAATTTATCATAAGACAAACTATCAACACCTTGTAATGGCTCGGCCGCCAAGTCGGATAGTCCAGCTTCGTTTGTTAGCTGGGTTTTTACATGTAAATAATTATTACTATTAGATGTTGAATCTGTTATTCTATCGTACATCCACTCCCCATCAGTATTATTTTTTGGATCTTTAGTGTCAACAGCATGGGGCGCAATATAAGACCCCCCAACCGCGAAAGGGGCGCTCTCACCGTATTCATAAAGTTTTTGTGTTCTAAATTGACCAGTTATTGTTATAGTTTGATCAGCATAGGCTGGATTATTTAATTCAATTTCAACTTCAGCTATATCATTATAATATTGTGCATTTTTTACTACAGAATATTGGCCCTGATATTTACCTCCAATATTTAATCTCGCTACAAATTCGGTGTCATCAACTGGCGCTGAAATATTACATTCCTTTAATTTTGTTAAAGCACCATATGAATTAGTAGAATAAAGATTAAAATTATCTTTTTGTATTAAATTATTTGTATCTTTTAATAAAACACCTGGTTTTTTTACACTAGCAGATTCTTGTTTATATATTTTAACACCATCAGTTAATGTATCACCTTGTATCCAATATTTAGGATATACATTATCGTTTTCATCTGTTGTGGACCAATTCACAGTATTAATATCTTTTGTAGCGCCGCTTGTAATTATTGCCATATTATTAATATTTTATTCATTAAAACCGGTACAATCAGTTTCTTTTATTGACACTATTGTATATTTATCTTTTAAACTAGTACCATCATAATATTTATCACTTAATAAATTAATGTTTAAATCGCCTTTAACGATACTTATTGAAGTATCACTAGCTAAATCAACCAAAAGATTTATTGTGAGTATATAGGTAGCCGCGTTGTATTCTAATCCTCCTGTAACAGTAACACTTCCGCCTGCTGGTGTAGTATATGTACCTGAAGTTGCTAATGTGTATTCTGAATCTAGTGAATTAAAACTAAATAAATTTGAATCAATAAATTCACTTGGATCAATTACAGCAATATCTTTTTCTTTAGTAAGATCAAGTGTAAACTGTATTAATTGTTGTGAAGTAGCATCAAAACTTGAAAATGATTTGCTGAGTGTTTTAGAACTAGCATTATTAAATGAAGCTAAAATTCTAGATCCAATTGGCGCATTAGATTGATCATCGCCATCAAACCAAGCTCTTATTTTTAATATTGTGTTTAATAATTCAACTTCAGTAACAACCACGGCCTTAGTTAATGTTCCTGGCTTTGGATAAAGTGTAAATGTATTATTTGAATCTGGCTGTATAAAAGATCTAGTTTTAAATCCTATTTTTATACTAGACCCAATTTTCTTCAATAATAATTCATTATTTGCCGCGTATGTATTTAATACATTTACATTAGAACTATCTAATAATTCAAAATCATCTGCAGTTATTGTATCTTCAAATATATATCCAGAGCTTGGTGTCAAATCAAAGAAATAATTTGTTTCAGTCGGTGTTACAGTGATTCCTGCACCACCACTAACTGTATATGTTGTAGCCGCAGCGGTAAAATTACCAGTTGATGCCCCATTTTTATCTAAAGCAGATACATTAAAAGTAGTAGTTATATTTTTACCAACAAGTGAAGATACATCTAATGTATATACTTCATCAGCTATTAATTCACTAATACTTAAATATCCTATAATCGTTAATTCATTAGTATTTACAGCATCAAAACTCATTGGTTCAAATGTCATAGAAGCGCTATTTTCATTATCACCAAAATCAACATCTGAATTTAATAACTCTCTTTCTGTAACATAAGTGCCCGCTGGTAAAGTAAGTGTAAAATCAATTTTTTCATTTGAAAAATTTTCACCTCTATAATCCTCTATTTTTATTTTATCATTTATAGAACTAGAATAAGAAACAACCAATGTTACAGATTTTCTTGATCTAGCATATCTTTCTATAGTTATTGTTTGGCTTCCAAAATTATCGCCAAAATCAGTGCCCTGTAGTGCATTTATCGATATAGTATACGTTTCCGCTGTATTGCCAGCAGGAAATAATATTGGTAATACAATTTTTCCAGACGAGTCAAAAGTTTTTATTACTTCATAAATAACATTAGATGTATCAGAAACTTTTAATTCAAAAGATGCATTTTCTTCTCCTAATATTGTAAAATCTCTACTTTCTTTTTCACTTAATAAATCATCGGTATTTATATCCCTAGATATTAGTATTGGGTCTGGAATTATTTCTTCTGAAAGTACTATTGATACTGTATAATCTAATGTAGTGTTATTTTTAGGAATAAATATAGATTCAACTATTTTATATTTATATTCAGATAATTTTATTTTATTTATTCTAATTCTAATATTATTAACAGTAATATTTTGAGGTTGAATAAAATAACCTTCATCTGCCGTTACTATTCTTTCAGCAATTATTTGTTCAGTTCCAAACCCGCCAGTAACTTCAAATGTTCCAGTATTTGCTGTATTCAAATTAAAATTAAATCCTGATATTGTAAAATTACCAGAAACAGTAATTGGCAATTTATTTGCTTTACCAAATATATTGTATGTATATAAAGTATCTGAATTAGGCTGTACAGTATTTAATGTTAATATAGCTTGCACATTTTCGCCTGTTTGGACAAACTCCATATCTTTATGATAAAAGTCTTGTGCAAATATTCTATATCCATTTTGAGGAAATATAATAAACTTAATTGTTGATATTGTAGTACCAGGAGCCTGTGTTTTTACTACATCATTAGAAGTAATAAAAGATATATTTGGTATTAATCTAAACGTTGCTGTAGTATTAGAAACTTCACCTAGTTGATCTAAATAGTCATCTTCTCCGGCTCTTCTTACTGATCGTCCGATCCCTTGCACTGACATGTTTTTAACATCTATATTTGATAATGTTTTTTCTTCACCATTAATATTTGCAAAGAATTTATTTTCTTTATCTATAAATGTTATTTGATTACTTTTTTGCTGATCAGTTTGAATATTGGCAATCCAGCCTGAAGTACCCTCGTATCCTAAAGTTTTATATTTTTTAATAGTTGACGGGTCGTCATTAATTTCAAACTCAATTTTACTTGTATATTGTTGACCATAAAAATTATTTCTATCTACATTAGCGGAATCATGCACCCATAACTCGCCATTTTCATAGCTATAAAATTTATCATTTAAAGATATACCCCATTCTGTAATAAATGATTTTCTTGTAACCCAACCATTTACATTTTCATCAAAACAAACTGTATCTAAATTTTCAAATGATATATTATATAATGAATTTCTATTGTCATAATTACCTATCAAATAGCCAGTGTTTGTAAATAATCTATCTCTAAAAAAGTTGTCCATATCAGCTTTGGAAATAGGCGTTAACCCATCGCCGCCGCCTGTTCCGCCGGATAATCTTAATATTGTTCCGCGCTTAGCATCTGTACAATATGCTCTAAATCCATATACAGCAAAAGATTCAGGGTTTGTAGATATACCATATTCACCAGCGAATGGAACAACATTGCCAATAACTTTATTACTAGCAATAATATTAGCATTTCCGTCAGCATTATAAAGTATGTCTTTATCTGCTAATGCTCTAACAACTTTATCTTCGCAATATATTACTAAGTCAGAATCTCTTGCAAATAATTTTTGCACGCTACCATAAGATGGTAATAAATCTTTCGTTATGGCATTAGCCATATTAAATTGATTAGATTGATTTGTGCCTGATCTTGAATTAATAATGCCAGACCAAATTAAACTATTAAATTTATGTTCTTCTTTAAAAGGTTCGGCTAATACTGTTGATGCTTTAACTCCTGTACTAATAAATATTGCATTAAAGTCATCTCTAATACGATTTGACTCTACGCCATTTCCAAAACAAATCGCATTATACCATTCAATCCCTTGTGGAAAACCGTGTAGCTCAATAGGAAACGCTTTTTCAGTTTCATAATATATATCAAGCTCTGTTTTTTGCTCAATAGGTTCTGTTTCAAATATTGCAGGATCTTTAATTAAAATATTTTCTTCATTTAATTCTTGAAGAATTTCCATTATAGGCTCATTACCTGTAGTATTTTGATTTCTTGTACATACAGCTTTGTCAAGTTCTTTAAATTCGCCATTTTCATTTATAAAATGTAATGAAATACATTTAATAGTACGGTTTTTAGTACTACCTTGCTTTTGATCTGTTTTATCGTGAGTTCTTACAGCGCCTATTTCATAAATAGTATCGTGATGTAATGTACCATCATCATTTTTAAACCTAACAAAATCACCAACTTTAATTTGTTTTATGCGTTGTTCAAAGTCAGCATCATTTCTGTGTGTAGACTGCTCTAAAGTAATATTATATTTTAAATTCCCAAATACAGTATATTTTCCCGTTTCAGGGGTAGAGCCATTACTTGTTGACCCACCGTCTGATACTATAAAATGATTTGGAGGATCTGTAAGAGCTGAGTTTTTATATCTAGCAGAATTTTTATAATTATTATCATTTCTATAGCTGTCGTATTCTCTTGGGTATATACCATTTAAAGGTATACCAATTTTAGCTAAATAAGATTTGCCCCCAACAGTTTCTTTTACAATAGAATCAGTAAGTGTGCTATTAGTTTTTAATTTAACAAAAAATCTTCCATCAAATTCCTTATCGCCAGCAGCGGAATATGTTTCTAATATATTAATACCAACTCCTAAATTATCACCATCATTTCCTAAATTATATGGGGCAACTTTAGAATATATAATATTAATATCTTCGCCAAATGGCTCTGTTACCGTTACTTTAACTTCATTACTTCCAGATGGATGCTGTTGGACAGATTTTATTTCATATGTTTTTGAGGATTTATCTCCAAAAGTAAATTGAATAAATCTACCAGGCTTTAATTCATTAGCATCGGCTAATGGTACGCCATTGCCACCATCTTGACCGTTTACTGCCTTTTTCATTTGAAAAACAGCATAATCCTGATAAGGCGCACCACCGGCAGCTCCAATTTGTTCTTTATTTACTATAGTATCGCCACCACCTGCGCCAGAGTAGTCATCTGTAAAAATAATATCCCCTATTGAATATATATTTCTTTTTCGATTAGTTATAAATTCGGGGGCATCTGCAAATATATCAATTATTTTATATCTATTATCATCATTTAATATAGGGTCATTAGAGCCATGCTTCTTTTTTAATATTAAATAATTTTCCGCTGTTATTTTGTTTCTATCAGAAGATGGAAAAGATATATAAGTAAATCCATTTTCAGTGTCTTGATAAAATCTATCTGCCGCTAAATTGTAGTATTCACCAGAAGTGTCTTTTACAAAGTATTTAAAATACTTAGCCCAAGCTGGTGGTTCATTGTTTAAAGTTATTTCAAATTTATTTCTTATAGTAGAATTAAATTTATCTACTTTAAATGTAGCGGAATCATTTGATAAAACTGGTGTTTGTCTATTATATTCATCCATATAGACAACCCCTAATTGATACGTTCTATCAGATTTTATAGTTCTTTTATAATTATCTGTTCTTGTTTTTAATGCTACATTAAATTCAGGGTTATTATAAACATTATAATTTTGATAATAGTTGCCATATACAATCCTATTGGCGGTAATATCTTGTGCTTTGGCTCTTTTAGGCACATTGTCCCACTGTCTTAATAATTGATCATTAGGCACTACAGAGTGTATTTGTTCTTTTGTTATTTCAAATACATCTTCAAAATCTAATCTTTTTACAGTTTTTAATGTATATATATTTTGGTTTCTGCCTTCTTTTAATAATATATCTATTTCTTCAACTGTATCATCCCCTTTATCAAAATCTCCTAATAATATTCTTTGAAGCCTGTTAACCATGCCATAATTAAAAGCTTCTTTGCCGTCATATCTAAATATACCTGGAATAAACGCTGGTTCTGTAAAAGGTGAAAAAACAGAATATTCGCCATTTTTATATTTCCATCGGTAAGCAAATCTTACAAAATTAAGCTCATATAAAGGCTTTTTTTGTTTAAGTTCAATTATATATTGAGTTGATTCATTTACAATATCGCCCTCTATTGTAGATATAGATAATTGGATTAATTTATTTTCTGCTAAATCATTAGTAATGCTTTTTACATTAGCTGTTAAATTAATTTGCCCGTCAAACGATATTATATTTACAAAATCTCCAACTTTCCAATTTGGGTTTGTTGCTCTATTTTTTATTTCTATTATATCGCCAATATTAAAACCGTAAAGATTTAGCCCCTCTTGAATATTAACTATTCCTGTTCCAGCAGAATCGTATAATTCCATAGAGGGAGCGGCCATTGGTGCTTTTCTAATGACCGTAATATCATGCTCATTAAATGGGCGCTTTTCTTTATATGATTCTTTAGTTTCAGGATTTTTTACTGTATACTCAACTTTTGTATCGTCGCTTTCTGTTAGCGCGGTATACTTTTTAAATGTAGGAATATGTATTCTTCTTGGTTCATTAAGATTGTCTGTCCAAAAAAGAATATCATCAATTATATTTACTCCGGTAATTAAATTATTTTTTGAAAAATTTAATACGCCAGATTTAGTTATTTCAGCATTAATATCAATATTTCCATATTTAATACCATCATATATTATATTTTTAAATACAATATCTGAATTTTCATCAAGTTTTATTACGGTATTTTTAGGTATTGAAATATTAATATTTGGATCATCACAGGTTAATATGATGTTATTATTTATTAATGCTTCTTGATTTTTTATTATAGGTAAGGCAGCAGCCCCGCATAATTCTAAAATATCATTACTATTGTAATCTCTTAATATTAATTCAGAATCTATATTAGAATCTATAGAAATACCAGTTAATTCAATATTTTTAATTTCTTTACTATCTAATAATATAGGAGTTACAACAGATTGCTTTTCATCATATTCATAGATAGCATCAAGTTTGTCAGAAGTAACAAACCAATATAATTTATCTTTTAAATTATAAGCAATAGCTCCAATAGTTTTGCCATTAGTTAAGCCAAGCTCGGATAATTTTTCATTACCTAATACATTTTCTAATGCCCCAACATCACTGCCTTCTGAAGAAGATATTTGTATATTTAGAGCGTCTCTATATGAACCGTTTTTTATAAGTCTTTCATCACGGTCTTTATCCATCCTTCCGGACGTGAAAACATGCTTAAGCTCTGACATATTTAGTGTTTAATTTGTTTAGATTTACCTCGCATAATTTGAGTTAAATCTTCTATATTTAAATTAGCTAATCTAAGTTTAGCTGAACGCATTGCTGCTTTCTTTTCTTTTTTAAGCCTATTAATTTGGTATTCAGGTATATTGGCCTTAGCAGACATAATAGCAAGCGCTATAAATTTATAAGCAGCTTCTTCTGCAAATTTATGTATTTTTGAATCACCATCAATATTTAATCCATCAGATACATATTTTAATATAATTATTTTACCTTTAACCCCATTGCTAAAAGATATTAAACCTCTTCTTTGATCAATTACAAATAAATCATTTTTTGTTGCTCTTTGAGGATCTATACCATATCTTTTGCCAAAATCAACATTATATCCATAGCCTTCTTCCAAAAAAGTTTCTTCAGTAGGGTTTATTGAATTTCCTTTATATTGATCAGTTTTTTGAAATTTTTTGATAGCTTCAGATTCTGTAGCAATTAAAAGCTCATCATTATTGTCATATAAATAATTATAATCGCTATCTTGTAATATTGGAGTTGGCGCTGAGGTAATATCCGCGGGTTTTAATGGCCTTTCAATACCAGCATTATCAACAGCCGTTAGCCTAACATAGCTTACAAAATCATGTGGAATTGGAATAGACAATGATGGTGGCACTTCAACCTCTATAGCCTTTACATTATCAACTGTATCATAGCTTAATTCTTGCATAGCTCGCTGAGCGTGGTAAAATACTTCAGTACGCTTTGCCTTTTTTATAATTTTATCGTCACCCACGTGTGAAACAATAAAATTACTTACTATATCATCTATTGATACGAATTGATAGTAGCCTTTATTATCGCCACTATAATATTCTTTAGGGGTATATTGTGCTAGAGCCATTTATTAAGATTTTTCTTTTTGAGTTTTAACTACATCTTTTTGATCAGCTATTTGGCTTATATCTGCCTGTTTAATAACTAATCCTGCATAACTCAATATTTTATAAACTAAAACAGTTTCATCTGATTCATGAAGCTCAAAATCTTGTGACGCAGATGCATCATATAATGCAACATTGTTTACATTTTGATATGCCCATTCAACATTTGCAGGGGTTTTTATAATAGTACATTTAATACCGCTCAATATAGTTGCGGGATATACTGTTATATTATTACCATTACGTATATATACAGGAATTTTCGTACTTGGCTTTGTTAATGGAGAAGAATTTATAAAAAGATATTCATTTTGGTCAATTTCATCAACCTCAATAGCATCATTATAATATACTGTGCCAAGACGGTACATGTTTGATGGCAATGAAAAAGCATTACCAGTTTTGCTTAATGTAACTACAGTCTTAAATAAGTTAATTTTTTCTTTTATGTTGCTCACTATATTAGCAGCCTCATTTGTAATTTCACCTAGTCTATTAAACTGGTTCAAATCATAAAAGTATTGCTCAAATACTTCTAATTGAGCTTGATTAGCTAAAAGATTAAATTCCTGGGGAGTCATATATCCTCGGTTTTCTTTATTTAAAATAGCTAATACTCTTTGGTATACCGTATCTACACTAACCATATTTTTTATTTATTATAGTAATAAGGGCCACCGAAGTGACCCTATCACTATTGGTGGTTTATTTTAATTTCTTTTCTATAGATTTATAAACCTCAACACCTTCATCAGTTTTCAAATATGCAGCAAATGCTGAATATGGATTTTCATCAAAAGGAACTGACATTAGTTTTTTGTTATTACTAGCCCAATGGAAAGATCTTTGATCTCCTGAAAGATTAATAATACCAGCTTCAACTGCTTTAATAGCAAAGTTTCTTAACTGAACATTATCATCTTCAACTAATGCAATAAATGTTTCTGGGCTTCTTTTAGCAAATAACAATAGATCTCGTTTAATTTCTGATGACGTCATTTTAGACACCGCAGAACCTTGTTCAACTCTTAATACAGCTTCAGCATGCTCAATATCTAATTCTTTTGCAAGCATTAATGCTGTAATTTCAAGTTCAAGATCTTCCAAATCATCTTTAGCTTCAGCCACAGCATCAACTTCATAGTATGTTAAATTAAGCTGGGGATGATATATTGATAATAATTTTTGTAAAGCTTGATCTGATTTTGGCACAAATAATGAACCATTTCTAAATACAATATGCTTTAATGTTGAAAACCCATCTTGCTCATCACGAAATGGTGATTTTTGATTTGAAGCATATCTCAATTCTCTAGCATAACCTTTTTCTTCGTCAAACCACATTAATGGATTTCTACTATGATGTTTTGATGCTAAAGTATACGTAATAGGTGCTTTGTTACCTTTTAATACGTATGTTCTATCTTTAATTTCCCAGTTGGTTTCAAAAGCCACTGGTTGCTTTGTTTTTGTTGCCATAATATAATATAATATAATTGATAAAAAGTAAAGGCAGGGGCGCCCGAAAGCACCCCGTTCTTTACATTATTGATTATGCAGACTGAGTAACAGACTTGAATAATACAAAGTTGTTAGCTCCTTGAACACACAAACATCTTTCTGACAAGAAGTGTACGTTCATTTCATCAACATCAGAAGTATAAACTCCACCTACAGATCCAGTGATCCAAGATTTCATTTTACGATCATCAGCTTCAGAAGCGCGGTAACGTACGTGTAGGAATGGACGCTTGATGTTTTTACCAAGTTGCTGATCGTATACAGTTGAAGTACCAGCAGGTACAAGTACACCATCAATATCTTCAGTAAGACCACGAGTAGCAGCATCATTCAAATATTTCCAGTCAGTTTTGTAGAAGTCATAAGAACCTCTGCGGAAACCGCTAAATCCTAAGTTAAGTGCCATATCTTCACTATTGTTGAATACTCCAAAAGAAGTACCACCATTATAATGAGCATTTACAGCACCTAGCATGTCGTCAAATGCGAGAGCAGTTGCGCGATTTAAGAAAAGCATGTTTTCTTCAATAGCGCCTTGCTTATCAAGATTTTTAAGAATTTCGTCAAAATCTTGAAGCGCAGTGCGACCAGCACCAGCATTGCTTAATGTAGCTTCGCCAGAATTAAAGTTTTGATAGATATTTCCACGGCTTTCAAGAGCAGCAAAAAGACCTTCGGTACCTTTATATCCTTGATCGTTAGCTTCAGAACCATTACCAGTAGTAGCAGCTAGTTCACCTTCAACCATAGACATTTCAAGATAATCTTCAAAACGTAGACGAGTTTCATGCTCTGATTTCAAATACCATAGGTATCCAGAAGCACCGTTTTCAGTAGTAACTTCAACCCATCCGATTTGAGCAGCATCAGATCCAGAGATAGAATACTTGTCTTTAATAATGATAGGTGAGTTGCTAAACTGTTGGAAACCAGCATCAATTGATCCAGCCATACCAGCAGAACCCTTAGCAAATTCAGAACCATAAACAAATACTTTTACAGTAACAGCACTTCCAGAAGTAAGACCAGCAGCAGTTAATGTTTGCTCAGCATAAGGAGCAACAGTAAATGTATCAGTAGCTACAGAAATAACAACAGCTTTAACAGTGGTAAGTCCCTCAGCAATAGCAACTGTTTGTCCGGCGCGTACAGCGTGTCCAGCTTCTGTAATAACATTGGTAGTTGTATTAGCAGATGCAGCATCATAAGCGATGTGTAGTCTTCCTTGTTCTGACCAAATAACTTGATCTGAAGCAGAAGGAATTTCAGCTCCTACCATACGCAAGAAAGAAGAAACAGAGCGATTTCCGTAACGCTCAACTTCCTTTTCGTATACGTCTGGTAAAAATTGTTGTGCAAAAGTTCCACCCCCTGAGGCAGAATCAAAAGTCAGGTAATTACCTGCAAAAAGTGTTTTAGTAGGTGAAGGCGTTAATCCCGCCGGAAACGACCCACTTGAAGAAAATAATCCCATTTTAAATTATTTTTAGTGTTATTGTTTTATTTTAATTCTAAGTTTAGAACTGTCATCTCCACTAATTGCTCTAATTTTAAATCCTGAATCTGTTGTAACCGCTTCATGAGTACCTCTTGGTGCCATATCTATATTTTTAGATTTAGCCATTTGCTCCTTAATAGCATCTGCTTTACCTTGCTCATAAAAATGATTTGCAATTGAATCAGCATTCATAGCTGTAAATAATGCTTTATGATAACCAGCGGCATCTGACATTTCATTGTTATCATTAACAAACTTGCTAACTAACGTATTAATATCAGATTGGCTAGACTTAACAGTATTAACATCTTTTACATTAAATCTATATTTGTTATTACCTACTTTATATTCAAAACCTTTGAAATTTTCGGAAAACAATTCATTTGTTTTTTGTTCAAATACAGATCTTTGCTTTTGTAGCAATTCTTGTTTTGAGTCTTGCTCTAGTTTATAATCATTGTAAAACTGAACCGCTTCTTTTTGTTCTGGAGTCAACTTTGAACTTAACTTAAGATCATCGTAATATTTACTCTTTAAACTTGTTAGATTTGATTTAGCTTCCGCAATTGATTCTTTTAATGCTAGCTTTTTTCTTTTAATATCTCTTTCGTCGTCAATTTCTTCATCGTATGAAAAAGAATCTTCAATTAAAAAGCTAATTTCATCTTCTGAAAGATGAGGTTTAGTTTGACGATAATGCTCACGAAGAAGTTGCATTTCTTCCATAGCACTATAGTCTTTATTAAGATTTACATAATCTTCAAGAGTTCCGCCGGTTTCCTTCATAAAATCAATTAATTTATTGATATTTTCAGGTAACTCATTGGCTACTTGATTATTATTTACATCTTCTGTATCTTCCTTAAGCTTATTTGGAATATCTTTTATTTTATCACTTAAGGTTTTTTCTTCCTCTACCGCTTCTTCATCTTGTACGAGCTCGACGACTGGAGCTTCTTCCGCACTTTCATTGTTATCGGACCGTACTTCTTGGTCCACTTCCGCGCTATCTCCGGTTCGTTCGCCCACATCCACGCTTGTTGTTTCTTGCTCTTGAACGGCATCTGTTTCTTTTGTTTGAGGTTGTTTTCTTAAATCTATTTTAATGGTATCATCTTCTGTCTGTTTAGCGGGTTGACGCATGTCAACTTTAATTGTACCATCATCTTTTGCTTCTCCGCTATTTTGCGGAGTTGCTTCAACTTGATTTTCCACCGCTTCTTGTGCGGTTTGTTCAACTTGAGTTACTTCTTCAGCCATAATAAAATATTATAAAATTAATAAAAAATAAATGTTATCTTGGTTCAAACATTTCTAAATTAAACCCGCTGCCCATTGTATCATTACCAGCAGATTCAAATTCTTGCTCACCTTTTCTATCTTTCCTTTGTTCAATAAGTCTGGATTGTTGGCTAGCTTGAATTCTTGTTCTTTCGTCTTTACGATCTTCTTTGTATTTTTCTTTATCAGTTAACATTTGACTATCTTTTTCCTTAATAGCCATGTTAAGATCAAATTCAAAACGCATCAATTCTTTTTTCAATTCTTTTTCGCGCTCAAGTTTTTGAATTGCTAATTCAGCCTCAATTTGCGCTAACTGTGCTTTTTGATTTGTTAAAGCTTCATTTTTTTGTATATCAGCTTGCGCAGCAGCTTGTGAAGCTTGTATATTAGTTTGAGATTGCATTTGCATATTTCTTTCTGCATTAGCGCGATCTTCTTCTAATTTTTTGCGTCTTTTAACTTTTAAGTATTGGTTAGCTAATTTTGTATTTTTAATTTCTCTAACATCAATAGCATCTTCAAGATAAATTTGATCTTTAGCTAAAGCCTGTTGAATATTATTTTCAAGCATTTGCTTTTCCTCTTCATCAGGCGCTAATTCAATATAAATACCAAAGTCATGCAGATGCATATTTTTAATATCTTCTAAAGTACCCACATTAAATCTACCAATGCTAGATATGAACGCATCTCTTGTTGGTGAGAATTCCAACACGTCAGAAATACGTAAACTGATTGCCTCTGCAGTTTTTGCAGCTAAATATAAGCTAGATTGCAATATATGTCTAGTTGCAGTATTTGAATTTGCTGCAGCAAGCTTTTGTACCCCAACTAAAGCATTTTTATCTGGCATTGATCCATCACGTGCTTCGTTTAATCCAGTTACGTCGCGGATCATTTGCAAATAATAATTATAAGTATTTATAAGCGAACTTATTTTATTATTACCGCCATTTGATGTAAGCTCTTGAATTGGCATACGCCCAGGGTTCATATCCCCTTCTTGTGTCATTGATCTACCAATAACAGAACCGGTTTGAAAGAACATATTCAATGCTTCTTGTGGATTATAATTTGTTCCGTTACCCAAATCAATTTCCGCTAATCCGTCCGCATCTAAATAAACTCCATCAGGGATCATTCTTGACATTACCTGTTGAAGTTTTAAATGTGTTAATTGGATCATATCAGCAAATCCAGTAATTCTGCTTACTAAGGACTCAATACGCCCTTTATATATACGGGGTGCAACTACATGGTAATTTAACATTACTTTTGTAGTATCGCTTTTCGGGCGAATCATATTTTTAGCCAACTCCCATTTTAGCATTTTTTTTGTACCAAGCACAAATACACCGTCATAAACAACATCTACAGATCTTGATTTTTTTTCAAATCTTGCTCTTTCATCTTTAGGCGGATCAAATTGGTCTGACTTCGGAATAGCTTTATCAGCGCCACTTGCTGTTTTCTTTATTTTAAATACTTCGTTATTATATGTTTTATAATTAAAGTATAATACTTGAATAGTATTTGCATCAAGAACACTGTCTTCATTTATAAAACGATTATGCGAAGCAGATGTTTGAACGCCTTGCTTAGTTAATTCAGCTAATTCATCCTCTGTAAGATTTGGAAATTGCTGTTTTAATTCGTTAATAGTTACGCTTTTAACTTCACCAACGTAATATATATCGTCAAAATAAGGTGAATAAGTATATGAATAAACAATATCAGCAGGATCTACATATTCAACTTTAATTCCTTGAGAAGTATTAAATGTATTTTTAACACATCCAATACCAATAACAGTTAAATCATAATTTAATCTACGTTGAATTAAATCATAATTATTTGAATTAAGAACAGAATTAATGGCTTGCTCTTCTGCAATTTCAATAGCTTGTTTATATTCAAGCTGCATATGCAGGGAAAGCTCCTCTTCATTTTCTGGTAATTTAGTAGGATCATTATTAAAAACGCTTATACCAAATTGATTTTGTATTTGCGTGGCAAGCTCTTTTACTTGCATGTCTTCTAATATAGACTCTACATATTTTGTTCTTTGATTTACAGAAGAAGGGTCTTGACTAAATGCTTTAATATCATAAAGTCTATCAGACATACCATTTACAACAATGTCTACAAACTTAGGTATAATAGGTACAGGTTTCCAATCTAAATTAAGATAAGATAAATCACCATTAATTGATAATTCATCTTTATATTTTTTTACTGATTGCTCACCTCTTGCATATAATCTTAGTCTATGATATTCATCTCTATTAGAATAAAAACGGGTTGCACCAGAGTCTCTTTTGAACCATTCGTGCTCAATAGCGCGAGCTACCTCTAATCCGTAATCTAAACTAGCCTTTTCAACATCGCTTGCTATTTGACTTGGAAATGAACTTTTTAATATTGTTTCAGCCATGCTATTTTATTATTTGCGAATGCATTCCTTTATTATTAAATCTTTTTATTTGTATCTCTACAGTTTGTTTTTCGTACTTTGGTTTTGGATGATATAAATGTCTATTGCAAGCCATTATAGCTAGCCCTGAACTAATTGCCGCATCAAACTTTGTTCGTTTATTTATATCAAAACGTGCCCAATCATTTAATGTTTTATTAAAATATATATTGCCACCGCCATCTTCATTATAACCAACATATTTATTTATATATGTTTCTATAGCGGCTGCATGCGCTTGTTTTATATCCTCTGATGTATTTGGGATACCCCCAATTTCTTTTTCTGTTATAGATAGTTTATTCCAGACTTTATCTGGGCGGTTCATTGAAAACCCTCTGTAACCTCTTCTTCTTAAATGATATAGAAGTCTTGGTTTATTATTTTCAGCTAATATTGGCATTCCATAATATACGATAGCCATAAGAACATCTTCAAAAAACATTTCAGCTGTTTGAGGCCTTGCAATATATTCAAGAAAAAATGTATTAGGCGGGGCGTCTTCCATGCTAAACTTAGTTAGTCCGTGTAAAGCGCCTTTAGAACCTATCCCATCAGTAGTACCCGATATATCATATGAGTCACAACCAAATGCCCCCATATGTTCATTTCCTGGATACTTAACACCTTGTTTTACTATTACATTGTTTTCTAAGTTTTTAGGCGGTGTCCAGCTAACTAAAAACCTTCCATTAGGGTTGGGTGTAAATATTACCCTACCGTCTTTTATTCCATTTTCCCACGAAAACGAACCTTTAGTGACAAGGCCAGATCTGATAACATCCTCATTAAAATCAATTTGTTCATATATTTTAGTTAAATTAAATATACTATTTTTAGCTTCATCTCTAAATGCATGCTCTTCAGTTCTAGGAAATTGGCGATAGTATTCGTTTAAACCATCACTATCGTGCTTTAATCCATCTACTTCATTTTCCCAAAAGTCAATCACTCCAATGTCGATATACTCACCATCATTTCCAATGACGGGTTCTTCTGGAGTATCAAAGACAGGGTATCCGTAAGAATCAATGTATCCCTCGTAGTTCCATTCCATAGGTATGAACAAACTATATAATCCCGAGCTAGTCTGTCCATTTTTATTTCGCCTTGTAACATCTGAGTCATAATAAAGTTTTTTGAAGTTATCACCACCTTTTTCTAATGCATTGGATGTTGATCCCATCATACACTTTCCTATAATTCTACTACCAAGACGTAGTGTTGTTTTTGTTACCCTCCAGTTATTTAATATATTGTCAGGTCTTTCCCATTTACCAGATTCATCATGTACCAGTAGTTTAAGCTTTTCACCATCATAACTGTTATCACCTGTGTTTTTCCAGTCTATTGTTGTATCAAGACCTTCTAATATTTGTTTTTCACTGGTTTCCGTAATGGACTTTTTGGTAAGCTTGGAGGCTGGTACCCTGTATGCAAGTTCTGACTTTGGTCTATCCATTCCGTCTTGTATTGGCTTGAAAAAGAACGGGTAGTTAACGGATATTGGTACAACTTTATCTGTAAACATCTTTTTTGCATCTCCACCGGACTTAGATAGTATTCCAAATCTTGCATCTGACGTAATTGTTGCTTGGTTAACGGTTTCGCTTGATGCCATAAAGCTAAACCCAGAACGTCTATTTTTGAGGTAGCACATTCCATAACAGCGTTTATCAGCCTTGCATGCCTCCCAGAATATAAAGAATAATCTATTTGCTTCCCGAAAGTCTGGCTTCCCAACATCAATCTTGGTGTGCTGCAGGTACATATAATGAGAACCAGTAATATAAGTAGCTGTGCCTTTATTATAAAACCAATAACCTTCTTCGCGTCTGGTAAATTCTCTATCAATATATGCATACCATTTGTTTTTAAATGACTCTGGATATGATTCCCAATCAAATATGCTCTTTATATTTTTAAGCTCATTTGGAAACTCATGCGGTTCCCATCTATCATTATTATTATCAATTTGTTTTGGAACTTTTGGCAATGCTATACACAGCCCTTGTATTTCAAGTATCTCACCTATAGTACCATTTTTACTAATAATAATAATATCGTGATCTTTATCATAACCATACTCCCATTTTTTTAACCTATTAATTCTTTTTAAAACATTAGGTCTAATGGGGGTAACGGTTTTTACTAAATTCTGCTCGTACATTATTTAGATCTTCTTTCCGCAAAACCACCAAATGCTTCTTTCTTTTCAATGGGTTTATCTTCCATTAAATTTTTCTCAGCTTCTATGCGGCTAAGTATTTCAAAAGCATCAAATATTGCAAGCTTTTTTGTTGCAGCGGCATTTTTTAATCGATCAGCAGCAAGTTCATCATCGCCTTCTACAATTATTTCTTCTTCCGCAACCCGTATAAGCTCATGTACCGCCTTATACCCAGCTTGTATTATATTCGACTTCAGTTCCTTTGCATTCATATTTAATTGAAATTGAATTAAGTGGCACTCTATATAATCGTTCGCCTTCTATAACAAACTCATATTCGCTATTTGGTGTAAAACCTATTAAATCATTATCCTGCAATCCAAAGCTCTTTAAATCGTCTCCTAAGTGCTTTAAAACGCCTGTTAATGGCTCTTCTTTGTCATTTAATAACTCATTAAAGCTTTTTATTGGCTTTACAAAACAAAATCCAGGTGGAGCAAACCATTTACCACTTCTTTTATATAAAAATATTTGATCAGCAAAGCAAAAATATTTATTTTCTTCAAAATAATTTTTACTATTCTTTTCATTGCCTCGTACATCATAGTATCTTCTAAATACATTATGATGTATAATTACTTCATCACCTAGTTGTAAATTGTATTCATCTTTAATAATTGGTGTTTCAATTATAATACCAGCCCTATTTACAAACTTATGATCTTCTATTGAAGTATTTAATATTAATTCTTTACCGTCAACATCTTTCTTATTATTGTATCTACCATCAATTGGTTCAACAATATAAGCATGCGTGTGTTTCATTAATATTCTAAATTATATTCAATTGATACAGCCATATTTTTATTAAAGTTTTTCCAAGGCAACACTTCGTCATTTTTTTTGATATATATTTTATACCCTTCTTCTTCTTCAATGATCTCAGATATTGTATGCCCACCAAAAACTTCTTGGCCTATACTATAATGCATTGCGTCGTTTTTATAATCACGACCAATACTAATCTTCCGTATTAGATTCATTTTCTTCTATTGTTTCAAAGCTACCATCTTCAATGTTAATATTAATCTTACCATACGTTTCTTGTAGCTCGGATTTAAATTTATTTAATTCATCAGTTAGCATAATATTTTTTTGCAATAAACTATACTTACTAGTTTCTAATAAACCAATTTGAGTTTGATTGGTTTTAATAATTGTAATTAAATTTTGTAATTTACTTAACTCTTCTGTTTTAATTTGATTTGACATAATTATTGAATTTAAAAATTTATTATTATTATATTACGTGAATATATGATTTTTTTTATTTTATGCTATTGCTAAATATATATATGTTACTGATGATGCATTAAACCCATTTGAATTAGTTACCAATTCAAAACCCGTGGAGGTAAATTTAACTCTATCGGTTGTGTCTGTATTTTCAGCATCACTATTGTTGGAATTTAAATGTTTATGCACATTGCCATTTGATGAGTTATACCCGCGTTGATTATCTAAAATAAACCAATCTTGGGCACTGTTGGTAGCTTTAATTAATAAAAATCTTGGTTCAAATCCAGTTGATATAATGTTTCCACTTGTTGTACTATTCCCTTGATAACTCCCTATCTTCTGATATCCAGCTACTGAATGGAAGCAGTAGACGATGTAATCTTGATTTAGCACATTAACACCGCCATCAGTTCCTAATGTAATTGAATTAGATGATTGTGCAGGAAAAACACTCGATGCAATTCCCTGTGCTTGATTAGAATTTAAAATTAAATATCCATTTGTGCTTAAATCTTTATGCCATACGCCCCAATTAACATTAACGTCTCTGTTCTTTACAATAAACATTTCATGAGCAGAACTTAATCCATGCCCTACTGTTGCACCTTGTACTCCATTCCCTCTATAACTAACAATACTAAACCCAGCCGCCTGATTAGCCGACACTTGCGAATTAATTGTTCCACTTGTGTTTGTTACCACTGGTCCACCTGCTTTCCAAGTCCATCCTACAAAATTATTTCCTGTATAATTAGAAAAAGCCCCATTTGTACTGCCTGCTTTAACTGTAAAACCACTTGAGCTTGCTGAATCTACCCAACCATACATTGAAGGGTTTCCCCCTATAGTATTACCCTCGGCGCCAGTATTATCTGTATTTAAGTTTTTATTTAATTCTATGCCTCTTACTGAATCAAAAAGTATATGAGAAACACTACTCTGATCGCGATTTTTAATCCAAACCATATCAGGTCTAAAATCACCACCAACCCAACCAACATTGGTAACTGTACTTGTGTGAGTACCTTGTTCATCATTAGCATTGCCATCTAATTTCCAGTGTGATATAAGATTATCTGTTGGTATAGAAGTATTATTATATATATTCAAGGCTTCAGCAGCAGTTAATTCATCATTATATACTCTAACATCATCTATACTACCGCGCATAGAGTATGCAGTTACTGTGCTTGTTCCAATCATGCCAAGAGTAAACCCTAAGTGATTTACCCCGTTTGTTGTTGCAGTACTTAATATTTCTTTATTACCATCTATATAAAGATAATTTGTAGTGCCTCCTTTTATAACAACTATATGATGCCATTGGCCATCCCCATATGTTCCTGATGATGACAACGAAGAGTAACTTGCTGCATTTATCCTAAGCCTAAATCTAATTTGGCCAGATGTTCCTTGATCAATTACCATTCCATTGTGGCTTAAAGAATCACAACTTCCGGCGATACCTCTATATGTAGAATCAAAATCATATTTAACCCACATAGATATACTCCAGTTTTCATCATAACTATCAAGATCTAAACTTGTAGTAATTTTACTTGTTCCCGCACCTCCAGCAAAATAAGCTGCCCCACCAGAAATAGTTGGTCCTACAGCAGCGTTAGCAATGTATGTAATATTTGTAGCAGTTCCATTATAACTTCCAACTGAATCATTAGCATTTCCATCTAATATGTAATGAGCTACAAGATTTGCAGTCGGAACGTTTGTTTCATTGTATAAATTAGTTATATCTGATGAGCTTAATGCTGATGTATATACCCTTATTTGGTCAAATTTACCATTAAAAGGATAGTCATTATCAATATGATATTTATTACCAAATCTAATTTCGTTTGAATTAGTTTGTCTTGTACCTAAAAAAGTTCCTGTAGTTTCTATTCCATTTAAGGTCATAGACATTGCAGTGCCTGAAATTTTCACTGCAACAAAATTCCAACTATTAACATTATAAGTATTTGATGAGAAGAAATAATTAGAAGTAGTGCCCCCACCACCCATTGTAAATATTAATTTTTTAGCATAGCTTGAATGATTAGGTTGATAAAATCCAAAACCAAAAGGGTTAAAATAGTCGCTTGTTGCTCTTTTATATGCTAATACTTCAAAAGATGTTCCTGAAGTATTTTGAGGGTAAAACCACATTGATAAAGTAAAATTAGAATTAAACCAAGTTTGGTTACCAACATCTATTTTACTATTACTTCCATTAAATACAGCAGATTTACCCACTGGAGCAGCATCAATTGTTTGCGTACTACCGTTACCTACATAAGTAGAAATAGCAAAGTTTTCTGTATTAACTAAAGGCGGTGCAGATGATAAACCGTAAAATTCAGACATAGCATCTGGGTCACCCCCTCCATCAGCTGTATTAACGGATAATGCCCCCAGTGATATATTTTGATCAGTGGCTGGTGTTGTAACGCCGCTATATTCACTCCAAATTTCTGATAATTTTATTTGTCCACTTGATTGTAACGCCATTGCTTATCCGTTTATTTGTTGTTTTAATGCTTTTACTTCTGCAGATAATTCTTTAACAGCTTCAATAAGTACACCTGTTAATTTTTCATAATCTACAACTTTATATTCGCCGCCATCTATAAATGGTAATTCTTTTTCATGAACTATTTCAGGGAATACTTTTTCAACTTCTTGTGCAATAACCCCTATTTCGTTTTTACCTTTTCTGCTTCCTTGGTTCCACGTATATGATACACCTCTTAATGATTCAACTTTTTCAAGAGCATTATCAATAGTAACGATATTATCTTTTAATCTTTGATCAGATACAGTACCAGAATAAGCAATTACATCGCCGTCAACGTGTAGGTCACCCCCATTTGTCAGTCGCATTTCTTCAACACCTTCTGTATACCATCTAATACCCTCAGAGGCATCATAGAAAGTATAATCATGCGTATTACCACTATAAATATCTGTAGTACTTGAATTTCTTCTGCGGTCATCTTCAAGCCTAAACTGTGTGCCAGACATAGTTAAGCCATAATCACCACTAGCTGAATAAGTAGTATTTGTAGAAGAAATAGTTATTGTTTTTGTAGTAGTACCAGAGCTTGATACAGTTGTTGCTCCAGATCCTGTAAATACAAGTATATCATTAGAGTTTACAGTTTGATTTGGTGTGCCGGATGGAGCTTGTATATAAAAATTAGGGGTATTTGTATCTACTACAGTTTCAGTAGCAGAAGAAATGCCAGTAACGTGACCATATGTATCAAGCGTAATATCCTGAATATATGTACGACCCGAATTATTTACAGATCCTTGTGATGATGTGTCTTGATGATTAAGTGTAATTGTACCATTAGCAAGTTGATTTCCCGTGAATAATCCGCCGCCTGTTAAACCAGACCCAGCAGCAATAGTAATAGTCGCGTTATTTATTGTAGGTGTACCAGAAAAATTTTGATAATCTAAATAATAACTACCATGCTGCCCATCTAAAGTGTCTGAATCAATACCATTTCCAGAACCTTCATCAGCTGTTGTTAATAATCTACTAGTATTATAGTAAGGTGCTTTATTAAACACCCATTTATCTCCAGAAGAAGCATATGTTATTGTTGCATTAGCACCTGCAACAGTAATACCAGCGCCATCAGCAGCGGATGCGGAAGTCGCTCCGTCCGCCACGGTAATATTTAAATCATTAACAGTTAAAGTGGCTGTATTTAATGTAGTTGTTGAACCATTTACGAGTAAATTGCCAGAAACAGTTAAATCATTAAATGTAACATTATTACCACTGCCAAGGCCAAGTGATGTTCTAGCTGTATTACCAGATTCAACAACCCAAGTTGAACCATTGCCAACAATAAAGTTACCATCTGTTTTAGCAAGGCCACCAATGGTCGAAAGGTCAGCGTCATAAGCTTGAATATCTGTACCAATTTCTAAATCAAGCGCAGCTTTTAATTCACTCGCGGTAAGACCCTCAATTGTATTACTATCCGTAAATCTAGCAAACTCATTAGCGCCAGGGCTATTAGCAGTATCAACAGTGCCTGTTGTAGTTGAATATCCTAATCCAGCAATATAACTATAAACATCATCTCCAGTTACAAGAGATGCGCTCCCACTTGAAACAGCAGCTGTAGATATTGTTGAAGATCCAATAGCTGTAACATGCCCATTACTATCTAAAGTAATATCTTGAATATATGTATAACCACTATTATCTACCCCACCCGTTGTAGGAATAATTGGGTGGCTAGACGCAATAGTTATTGTATCACCAACTTCAGTGACTGTAACATTACTCCCACCAGCAATAGTAATATCGTCAGTTGTTGCGTCACTACCAGTTAATCTAATAACCGAAGTGTTTGTAGCCCCGGCTTCAACACCTATAGTATATGTTGTATTAATATCTGATGGGAAAGTAGAGGTGCTAACACTTGTGACGTGCCCATTAGAATCAAAGCCTAAGCTTTGAATAAACGTAGAGCCTGTATTTGTAGAATCTGATGCGGCGCCGGTAATTGTTGGGTGAGCTGATGCTATTGTAAAGTCTGGATAAGTACCAGTTATTGTTATGTTATCACCTTCTGTTAATGTTACCGTTTTATCATATAAATTAGTTGAACCTTCTGCAACAACATCTGTATTTAAAGCTTCTGCTAAAAATTGACCAGATGAACTATCATATCTTAAAATATAATCATCAGCAACACCAGATGTATCAACATCAGTTAAATCAATAAGAGCTTGTGCTGCAGCAGTACCACCAATATTAACAGCGGCTAAGCTTCTAAATATTCCAGCAGTAAGAATTTTTGCTTGACCAGCATTGTTAAGCGCCGTTGCATCACCCTTTAATATAATAGACCCAAGATAAATAGCTTGACTAGCAGTGTTATCCGCTTCATTAAATTGCTCTACTAAATAACTTTTTTCAGCTTCATCAATACTGTTGTAAGATCCTTTACCGTAATAAGAAACTACAACATCTGGGGTTGTTGGGAAGAAATATAATCTTTGAACACTAAACTTAGCCGTGTTCATAGATGTTAAAGTTCCAGAGGCATCATATTTAGTCGGATCTAAAGTGTTATAACCGGCGCCAGCATTAGTATCTTTGACATGCCCGCCTGAACCATCAGAATAATATCTATGTATCTTACAAATAGTTTTAGCATTATCTGTAACTATAGAGGGAGCATTAGGATCAATGGAGTAATTTCTACCAAAAGCAAATGCAGTACCAGCAGCTCTATCAATAGATAAATTTGCCCCATTTGGAGTAATTAAATGCCCTGTTTTTTTCATTGGGCCAAACATTCTAGCAAATTCAGCTAATTGGGCTGTTGCCGCGTAAGCAGTCATTGGGAATGTTTTTACAAAATCAATAGTACCAGAAGAGTGTACCACAGAACCAATAATAATCTTATTGGCTATTTGTGCATCAGTAAAAGCAGTTGCTTGTTGTTGTACTGTGCCTGTTTCATCAATATAAATCCAAGAGTTTTTCTGTTGTGTACTACCAGAATCTAGATTTGAAACTGTAATAGTTTGTTGAGACCAAGATATATATTGTATTTCTGGATATGGTTCGGTAGCCCCAGATTCTTTATTAAGATCATTTATTATACCAGTACCAGCTGTAATTGTAAATTGAGTTGTATTCGCAGCTGATAAAATACCACCAGATGTAATACCAGAAGGAATTACTTCTGTTAATGTATCTATTTTTAAAGTATGACCATGATACCTAAAATACATTGTGTCATGGCTATTTTCTGTTTTAAAATAAATAGCATTATCTTCAGCTGGGTCAGATGCACTTGCAGTAGACAATATTAATCTATCACCAGCATCAACGCTTGCAGCATCTAATTGACCAGTTATGCTAGCGCTTGCGCCACCTATGCTATTTGTTACAGTTAAATTATTACCAATAGTAACGTCATTTGGTAATCCAACTGTCCAAGATCTATTTGTAGATAAATCTTGTGTTCCGCCGGTTACTTCAACTTCATTTGTTGTGCCGTTAATTGCTATTGTGGTAGAGCCAGCTACTACACTTGGCTTATTCTGTATATATGAATCTGATAAATTATTAGTTTCATTCCAGTCGGCTTGTACATTAACCTCTGCACCCGCTGCAATACCTCCCAACTTATTTCTTTCGTCAGTAGTTATTATAGCGCCAGACCCAACAGAAGTTACATCTGCTAGTTCAGCAACATTATGCAATGATAGGTCTGTAACGTCGGTAGGTTTATTTAATATAAAAGAGTCTAAGGCAGAATTTGATTCACCCCAATCCGCTTTTACATTTACTTCAGCAGCATCAGCTATACCTTCTAATTTTGTTTTAAGAGCTGTTGTAAAATCTTCAGTAGATAAACTTTTACCAACAATTACATCTACTTTACCATCTAAAGCAACTTGTAATCCAGCTATATTTGATATAGCTAAACTATCCAAAGTAGATTTATTTGCTTCAATAAAATCTACAACCTCTTGTAAAGTGTCAAGGTCAACATTGTCAGATGCTAATAAAGCATTAATACTATCTATATAACCTTTTAATATATACCCTTGGTAAGCAGATAATGGCTTGCTTTCATCATCGTCACTGCTAGAAGTTAAATTATTTTGTATATCCGATATATTTATTTTATCAGTAACCGTATTAAATAAAATTCTTTCTTCGGATGTAATAATTTGTCCTGATCCGGCACTTGTTACATCATTTAAAGATGTTACTGAAAATGAATTTAAGTTTTTAAGATTATTACCAAGTGTTGATACATAATATTCAACTCCCTTTTGTAATTGACCTGAAGCGTCTTGATTAGTTAAAATTAATAATTTATATGTACCATAATCAGATATAGAATCAACACGATAAATACCAAAATTATTTACATCATTTTTATTAGTTATACGAATATCATAACCTGCTAATACGTCTATATATTCAGCTACATTGGAATTTTTTAAATTCTTTTTTGATAAATATATTTGTGTAATACCATTAAAATCTGTTGAAGAATATGTTCCTGTTGTATTAGTAATGATACCATACTGATCAGAATCAACATTATAGTCTTGTGCTTTGAATACAATACCATCAAAATGTTTAATAGCGTTAACATTATTAGCTAACTCCAATAAACTATCGACTGTAAAGTTTTTTGTTGTATTATCTTCAGAATTTGTCCCTATTAGCTTATCATTTAAATTTAAGCTTGGATCCTGATCATATGTAAATATTCTAGCCATCTATTTGTGCATTTTATCGCCAAAGACTTTTTCAACTCCTCTTGAGCCAAAATAGCCTCCAATTACTATTGTTAATAAACTTGTTATATTATCTAATGAATAATTCATATACCAACCTATGACATATGAAATTGTTAAAAATACTAAAATTAATGGTCTTACATTTGAGGCAAGCCAAGAACCTGATCTAGCATCCGCGACCCATCTTTTAGTTACACCGTCTATTTCAGCCCTTTCTAGTTCTAATTTTTTTAAAGCTATTTCTTTATCAGCTTCAGACATATCTGATCCACCAATAATAGCCTGTATAACGGAACCAACCGGAGTATCATTTGCTAATGCTCCAACTACACCTGGAATTTTTTCTAATAAAAATTTACCGACGCCTGTGTCTTTAAATTTTTTTTTATTAGCCATTATTTTTGTTTTTTTCGACCCGCTCTAGTTTTTCCTTTAGCAGCATCTTTAATATCAGTAATTTGGTTACCAACTTCTTTTACAGCGTCAGTAACATCTTTTACTTCTTCTTTAATTCGTTTAGCTCTACGCTTAACTTCTTGCGCGGCATCCTCTATTTTATCTGGAATACCATCTTTGTCCATATCTTTGATTTTACCAAAATGTAAAAACGCAAAATAAACTGCCATTGCTATAGCTAGAATAATAATTAAAATTAAAGTTGTATTCATAATATAAAATTTAAATTAACAATTCCATCTTCTGCGCGCCGCTTTACCTCTTTCTGATGTCCAGCTTTTTGAACGCGCACAAAATGATTTTCTTCTTTTAGCAGCTTTGCTATCTGGATCTAATTTACTAGGGGGAGTTGTTACTGCTGTTTGTAGCTTACTACCTGGATTATCTTTTTTGTATTTATTTACACCTTTTTGCGACATACCGCCGCCCGCAGCTGCGCCTGTACCTGTTGGCTTGGCTTCATTATAATACCCTAAAGATTTTTTCTTTGAAGGGGCAGGTGGTTTAGCTTTTTTTAATAAAGGTGCTTTTTGCACTCTTGAAGTGATTGGATCATTCATTTGTAATATCTATATATTGTGTTTTACCA